CCACATGAAGAACAAGACAATTATTATGTTTAAAAATGAACATGATCGTATCAACCCGTTTATGACCGCTATGGCAACAGAAGTCCACAACAGTTTAGATGAAGCTCTTGAAGCTTGCATTGATTATTCGGAGTAATAAATATGACCAGAAAAACACTCGGGAACATACTCGCAGAAAGCTTTAATAATAACAAGCGCACTTATTCCTATGAGGAAGAGGGTGATATGTTCTTTCCTGAGTCTATCTTTCCCTATACTGTCCGGTTTGGTAGTGCTACTGTTATGGGGCGGGGTAAAGACTTAGATTATCTTACTCTCACATCAGACCTAGGAAAGGCATTCCCTTATCTATTAACACGAGACTGGGAGTATACGGGAACGGAAGAGCAGTATCTAGCCAACCCACAACAGGTGGAGTTTCAAACTTTCCGCTTAGGCTGTTATAACCTTGTTGTCGTATCGAACGCTAAACACTTTCGTATGATGGTAAAAGCTAACGATCTCTGCGTTAAGCTTAAGCTAGCCAACAGAAATGATCGTATTGCGGTCTTTGATTCAATTTGTGCAAAAGGAGAAGTATAATGGGGTTTAGTCCAAGAGTTTATGAGATTCATATGTATGATCAGGAGGATGAAGATAGTTTCTGGGATTGTCATTTCACCTATGCAACTATAGAGGAAGCTTCTAAGTGGTATAACCGTTTTAAAAACGAAAATATGAATGTTCGTATAGTAGAAACTAAAATAGTAAGAGCCTTCGAGGATGGAAAGGAATACACATGACTAAACTGTATGACTTAGAGCCAATGATAATGGATTGCTGGCATGTATGCGATGACCTTAAGGTTATCTTCAAACAAATAGGTGATGGTGAGCGTGACCCTACACAAGATGAACTGATGAACGCCCTGCTTGGTATGCAGCAAGTGTACCAGTGGAGGTTTGAGCAGTTGATCAACAAGTATGAGGAGGTAATTAGGGCGCAGAGAGAGAGAGGGGTAGAATAATGACTATTGAAGTTCGTGAAACATACTATGAAATTTATCTTGACGGTGATTTATATCACGAAGGTAGTTTCGAAACCTGTCAAGAATATGCACTTCATGCGATTGACGATGATTGCGCTGAAGTCTATAAAGTAACTGTAATAGAGGAGAAGATAGTTGTTTAATCATCAACAAGTTTTAATACCGATTAATAGCGCAGAAGATCTCTCTATTGTATCTATTAATGGGAAGCCTGAAGTAGCTATCTGTGGCCCGGAAGGGGTATATCATAATACTGTAACCCCTTTGGGCAATGAGAAAGACTTACGCAACTTCATGAAAAAATGGTTTGGAGAATAATATGCTTGACTCAATGACAACCAATATGAATAAGGTTTACACCAAATATCTATCAAAACCAGTTGGAAAAGACAAAGGAGTTTATACCGTGTACCATATATTTGTAGAAGGAAAACACAGAGGAATCCATCAAGGTTACGTGGGTCGTTCAAAGCTTAATATCACTGGAATAAAGTTTCGCTACTGGTATGAAGTAAAGGAGGCAATGTCTGAGAAATACTCTAGAAAGAAACGTCCTGTACTTACCAATATAAATAATCACATGAAGGATATAAAGATTGTTTCATTAGCCTCTGGCCTAACCTTGGAGGAAGCAAAAGAGATGGAAAAGGCTTTGCGTCCAAATACAGGGGTATGGAAGAATAAGTTTACTTGGAACGTAAGAAAAGGAGGCTAAAATGTATACTCGTGATGTAAAACTAATTCAAGACCATGTGATGAACAAAGGACCAGAAGGGATAGTAGATGTGTTTGGCACAGTTATTGCCTCTATTCGTACAGGATTTAAAGATTTAACTAAGCTGTCAAATGACATCCGCTTAAACAAACATCAATCAAAAGCTCTGTGGGGTCATAAGATTGATAGTTACTCAGGTGTTGCGGCAATTAAGGAAGATCTCTATTCTATGTTTGAAGGGGGTGCCTCTGAAAACCTTATGCTTAATACTGTGCTAGGTATTAAAGGTCTTGGGTTAGCAAAGGCTAGTTTTGGCCTACAAATGATGGGCTATAACCTAGCCTGTTTAGACACTCATAACTTAAAAAGACTTGGGTATTCTAGCTCTTACTTTAACAATAAAAATAAGGCAGAAGAATACGTAGGTGTTGTACAGCAGAAAGGAACAGAATACTGGTGGAATACTTGGTGTGAATTAATCCCGCAAACACCTGTTAACAAGAAACACTTCAAAACAGCAGAGGAAGTTTCTTATGAACACGTAATAGCAGTAAAAGGGGATTAACATGAAAGTAGCAGCCTACTATAATCTCCATAAAAATACATTCTCTTTACAGTCACGTAACAAAGAGGACTACGGTAAAGTGATTAAACACACTGACCATGTAATCTTGAAGAACGCAAAGTTTACAGTAAGAAGCGCTGGTAGACAAAAAGTTCTAAATGAGAATAAGAAGAACGTTCATGCTTTTGTTGTGGGCGAAGTCGTAGAAGGGCTAGGCCCCCAGAGAGTCACAGAGAAGCTCGTAAGGTACAACCCATATCGTGGGGATAGCTTTACACGAACAGATACAGGAGAGGCTGTCTCTGTGGCAGACTATGTCATTCTTCGTAAAGGAGTCGATGATAAACCAATTATAGGAGCTTATTTAGAATGGGACGAGAAGGACTGAACGATTGGCAACTAATAGAAGATTTGTTTGAGGAAAGGGCTGCAATATTAGAGTATGATGCAGGTTATACCCATTATGCTGCAGAGCAAACAGCCGCCCAACAAATGGGCTATGCAAACAAGGCTGACTTAAAAATACATATCCAGAAAATAAAGGCAGAAATAATCAATGGGTAAATTCATCTATAAAGTGTACAAATCACCATCTTCAACTATTTTAGAATACGAAGTTGATAGCTGGCAAAAGGCAATAGATATCTGGTCAAACTTAAAACAATCAGGTAATTCACCGTACATAAGCTGTATAGGTGAGGAACGCAGTATGGTTGTAAATAGTCAATCAGGTATACGGGAGTGGAGTGATTATCTCCTAATGAACAATTACAATCGAGTGGAGCGGAGAATTATGTTGGATATGCAAGATCAGGAGATGAACGGTATGAAAGTAGTAGAAGTAAAAGAAACAGGTAATTTCGGGTATAGCGCCTATCTAGAGCGGGAAGCCGAGGCCGAGTATCAGGCCTTGGTTAAGGAATCAAATTACACAGTAGCAGAAGAGTGTGAAAAGAAAAAAGCAATAGACTTTCACGGCAACTTCAGTAAGATGGATCAGTCATCTCAAGATGAAATTATTAATCCAAAGCACTATAAGATGATTCCAAAAGAGGCTTATGACCGATTCCCCGAGGGGCTAGAATATATGGATCTTATGGAGTATATCTTAGATAGCCATAGCGGTGTTAACTCACATCTATTGGGTCAAATCTTTAAGTATTCTTGCCGACTAGGTAAGAAGGATGCTGACCTTCAAGACGCCCGTAAGATCGAGTGGTATGCCTCTCGTCTTGTTAAATCCCTAGAGCATCAACTCATTGGCGGAGAGTTTTAATGAGTGTGTCTGGCTGGTATGAAGGGGAATACAACATTATTAACTTCCATTACGATAATGTAAAAGACCCAACACATCTTGCACAGCTATTGCTAGATCAGTTTGGTAAAGATTGCGTAGGTGTTGATCTAGAGGTTTCAGGTGAATATTCAGATGGATCCGATGCAGAAGACAGCTTAGAAAAGTTGTTTGATGTATTAGACCCACCTGAATGGCCTGACTTTGTAGAAGGAGACTTAGTATGATAACTCAAGAAGATATTGAGGCTATGGGCTATACCTCAAGCGATTTTGAAGCAGTAAGGAAGGATGTTGAACGGGCTTTGCATGAAGTTCAATCAGCTAAACACTGGCTAGACGAGACCGGAGACTATAATTCTGAACGGTTAAACGATGCATATGAAAATATAAAGATGGCTGAACGACAACTATTAAGAGTATTATCGGAGGTAAACTAATGAAACTGTCACCTGATTCCCGTGTTATTCGTAAACTTGCTGAGTCTCTTCGAGAAAGAGACTTAGAATTAAACATTCATCGTGCCATCCACCAAGCCGCTATGGCACTGGACTTGGTACGTGATGCAGAATACCGAGTACAAGACGAATACTTAGATCAACAATAAATAGGAGAATATACTATGCCAAATTGGTGCATGAACAACGTACAGATTTCCGGTGACAAAGAAACACTGGAAAAAATTAAAATGGCCGCAGATAATGACGAACTGCTTAACTTTTTAGCCCCTTTAGGTCAGGACTGGACTTACGGTATGGCAGTAGAAACATGGGGTACTAAATGGGACGTAAGGGAATGTTATTGTGACTGGGATGGTGATGATACCCTTCAACTAAGTTTTGATACTGCTTGGGGGCCACCTTTGGGGGCTTATGATACCGCAGAATCAACAATGAACTTAGAGATCACTGCAAGCTTTTATGAACCTGGGATGTGCTTTGTAGGAGATCGAGATGGTAGCTGGGAGTTTGACCTCGAGGATGAAGACTGGGCGGATGGTATTCCCCAAGAACTAATTGATGATTGGTCCCTAGAGGGTGAATATAACAATTGGAAAGAGTGGCAAGACGAAGAAATGGAGTAAATATGAAACTAGTATTTGACATTGAAGCTGACAACTTGCTGCCTAGGCTAAGTAAGTTTCATTGTGCGGGTGCTATTGATATTGATACCGGGGCGGAATACTGGTTTCGCCCCAGTCAACTTCAAGAGTTTCTTGACTTGTTAGACAGCGCAGAGGTGATCATCGCCCATAATGCCTTTGGGTATGACGTACCTGCGCTAACTAAACTAACGGGTTGGAAGCCTAAAGCAACCGTACAATGTACTAAAGTAATGTCCCAAGTGCTTAACTATAGGCGCTTTGGATTTGGACACTCCCTAAAAAAGTGGGGGGAGTTCTTTAATGACCATAAGGGAGACTATGTTGGAGGATTCGAAACTTTTAACGAGGACATGTTTGTATATATGCAACAAGACGTCCGGCTACTTGTTAAGGTATACAGGCATCTTATACAAGAAACTAAGAACTATATTAATGCCTCAAAATCTAAAGCTATCCTCAAAGCTTTGCGTTCAGAAATGTCAATGGATGCAATCATGGCTGAACAATGCCAAAACGGCTGGAAGTTTAACTTAAAGGGGGCTAAAGAGCTTAGTGAAACAATTGATCAAAGGATGCAAGAAATTGAATCTTTTATTAATCCGCTACTCCCAGGAAAGGCAAACGTAGTTGACCCAGATACTATAAAAGAACATGAACCAATAACGGGGAAGCGTTATGCAATCAAAAAGAAGCCAACCTACACGAAGTCGGGAAAGCTCACAAGCCACATTAGCCGTTGGTTTGAGCTTGATCTGGACACCACTGTTGATACTTGCCCCGTTTGGGGTGAATACTGTCGTGTTACTTTTGATACTGGCGATATTGGTAACACTGATACGGTTAAACGTTATCTTGGAACAATCGGGTGGGAGCCGGACGAATGGAACTGGAAGCGGGTTAACGGAGAGTTTATCAAAGTTTCAGCAAAACTCTCAGATAGTTCCTTGGAAGGACTCGGAGATGTAGGTCAGGCTCTTATGGAGTATTATACTTTGCGATCAAGGAAGTCTATCTTAGAGGGTTGGTTTCAATACGTCGATGATAACTTTCGTTTACACGGCGATGTATTCAATATCGGCACCCCAACATTTCGTCAGACCCATAAGATTATTGCGAACTTGCCGGGAGCTTACGCTACGCTTGGTAAGGAGTTTCGAAGCTTATTTGTGTCAGAACCGGGCTATACATTGGTTTCAGCCGACTCTGCAGCCTGTCAGTTAAGATTGTTAGCTCACTATATGGGAGACGATAAGTTTACCGATACCGTACTTAACGGGGATGTTCATCAAATGAATGCCGATATTCTAGAATGTACCCGGCCTCAAGCTAAACGATTTATCTTTGCTTATCTTTACGGCGCTGGTGCTCAAAAACTTAGCGGTTATATCGGAAAGACTGTACCTCAAGCTAAAAAGGCAATGGCCAAATATAAGAAAGAACTCCCCGCTTTAGCTAGGCTCATAAACAATGTAAGTAACTTAATTGAGTCTCAGGGGTTTATCCCCGGCCTAGATGATCGTAGGATTATGCTAGATAAGTCTGAGCGACACAAGTCTTTAAACTACCTCATCCAAGGTGCAGAGGCAGTTGTTATGAAGGCAACTGTTGTTATGATTGACGAAAAGCTTAAGAAGGCTAATATTGACTTTAAACATGTGTTGTTCTACCACGACGAACATACTGTTGAAGTCCGTGAAGATCAAGCAGAACAGACACGGGAAATAATTATGAGATGCTTTGAGGAGGCCCCAAAGGCTTTGGGCATTGATATTATGACTTGTGGTGATTGTAACATTGGAGACAACTACTATGACGTCCATTAAACCAATAGTGCCTGTTATTCGTTCTATGACAAAAGAAGAGCGACAGGCTTCAAAAGACCGTGATAAAGAGAATGGTTGGCGCAAATGTGTTAGCTGCGGAAATGCAAGTAAAGGAACTTGGTGTGGATTCTGTCTCGAAGAAGAGTGAAGAGATTAGACTTAGGATTAGGCTTAGTGTAGCTGCCTATTCTTATGAGTACAAGAATAAAAGCATTATGTCTGACGCAGAGTTTGATCGCTTATCTTACTTAGTAGATACTAACATTACTACTGGTAATCGTAAGCTGGATAACTTCTTTAAGAAACATTTCGAACCTGCTACTGGCATGTGGGTTCGAAAACACCCCGATAAGTCGGGACTAGAAAATATTTACCACAGAATCTGGAAGGATTATTAATATGTATATCAGTGTAGAAGAAAATATCCGTATTGAGTTTGACCGTTTCTTTGAAGCAGTTAAACTACACAATCACGAAATTAATGATCAAGTTCGTGATATGTTGACTATCTTAGAGGAAAACATTATCCAAGAGTATAATGGTCAATCTGATGAGATTTTTAAGGAAGGCTATGATGAGGGCCGTGATCATGGTTTTGAATCAGGTTATGAAGAGGGGTTCGGACAAGGAGAAGATGAAGGTTATGATAAAGGTTATGACGAAGGTCTAGAAAGTGGCAACCACGATGGCTATAAAATAGGCTATGCAGAAGCCCTCGAAAATTGTAACTGTAAAGAGGAAAATTAATGTTTACAATTGAACATGAGGATGCCTACACAGTTGTAACCACCTTAGATCAAACAGGGTTGTATTCAGATGTTGAGGTCATTTTAGACGAGACTGATGTTGTTCTACGACAATTTAACGAAGATACAAAGTGTTATGATCTAATTAACCTTTCCCATCAACAATTCAGAGACATAATTGCGTCTCTATCAAAAGCTGAAGGAGCATACTATGCAAGCTAACCTATATGAAACTATTGCTTTACAGTTCTTTAAACCCGGTCACAGGCACCATAAAGACCTAGCAAAGGGCTTGCTAGAAGAAAA